ATACTGCTCCCATGGCCATCTTACCATAGAGAACAGTAGCAGGAACATAGGGTTTAAGACCGGTTGGGATCTCATTCTCAATTTCCTGAATCTGCACCCAAGGGGTGACATTCACATCATCTCCTGCACGCAATTGCCCGTAAACAACAACTAACACAGTATAAAGAGAAAATGTCTCTCGCGTGACATGCAGAGTGTTCATTGGCGCGACATACGGCAAACAAAGTTCAGCACTCTGGTTCTCCGCAATATTAATTAAAACATGAGGATAACCAGTAAGACCAGGCAAATGTGAAATGTTTGAGAATGGGTTCGCGATCATCTTGCGATAAGGCACAGCAACCATCATCAGGATACCTTGTTGGAAGGGTTGAGTGTAACTTGCAACTTGACACACATTTTAAGTGGACGGAAGAATGTGAATCCGTTCAGTTTTTCAGTGAACGCTGGTACCTCAAACAATGATTGTGGTAAATCAAATGAGGCCAGGGGCGTCAACGGTGCAGCAGTTAAAGGCCAGGTAAAAGTGGGTTTGCGGTAAGGACGAGTTAAGAAGTTCTTGATCGTATGATCGCGAGCTTCTACTCCTTGGTTGCCAGGAAGGTTACTAGTTTTACTAGCAGTATTCGTAGCGACCGCAACATCACCCAAGTCCTGGAAAGTGACAACCTCATCAACCACCGTGGTTTGCGTTCCACCGACAGCAGCTTGAGTATTGTCTTCACTTCCACCACCAGCTCCAGCTGAATAATTAGAATTTTCCATCTGCATAACACCACGCATAATTTCGCACACGGTTTGTTCAGCCGATAGGATAACTCTAGGACGAAGGTCTTTAACATGTTCGCGAACAAAATGTTGCTGATAAGCCCAAACGGTTTTAAAACTGGTTCGGCACCAACATCTGACGCGGAATCCTCGATCCACACGTTCTACAACGCTAGGATGCTTCACACCGTGCTGCATTAACTCATCTAGAGTAAGAAAGCACGGCTTCTTGTCACACAATAGGCACATCCAAGGACGTGTCATCGCGCGATTATCAAGTGAATCGCAGATATCATATGAGGCTACTTGCATAGACTCAGCGGCTGTCTTTTTCGTCCCGCCTGTTCGGACTCCCTCCTTTTCACACTTTGAATTGTTTTGGGACAACAATTCAACGCTTTGAAGATCACTGGAGATGCCAGCACCACAGAATTCGTGAGATTCCTGATCATTCGTAGTTGTTTGTTCGTTGGTTGTGAAAGCCATCGTGATTTTGCCTGTTTTAATGCTACCAGCAGCAGACTCTTCATCTCCAAGGATAAATCCATCGAAGAAAAGAGCATTTGAGTCCACATAGCGAACGTATTCGCGCTGCATGTAAGCCTCATAGCGCAGAAGATTCGGACGAGTCGTCAACTTCTTTGCGGCGCTCATAATTTTAGGAAAGTGTTCATTGAAGACTATCCTTCCATGCAGAGCGAGTTCATACGCTGCGGTTTCCAAATTTTGGGCGCACAGCGCATGATGCTCCGTCTTGCCACGCACCCACTGAGCCATTTCGAGCACAGTAGCGAGGGCAAGCGGAGCAAGCCAGCGGTTCTGTTCCTTATC